TCCAGTTGTGGAAAAGTTTGGAGGAGTAAAGCTTAGTGATAAAAAACTTATTGACACTTTAGTTTTATCCAGACTATTTAATCCAACACGTGATGGTGGTCACAGCCTTGAGACTTGGGGATACAAGTTAGGCTATCCTAAGATTGAGTTTGAAGATTATCTTAATTACTCTACTGATATGTTAAACTATTGTGTACGGGATGTACAGTTAAACACTAGAGTACTACAAGAACTTCGCAAAGAATCAAAAGGTTTTTCACCTCAGTCAATTGATATTGAACAAGGCATTGCTAAGATTATGAAACAACAAGAGCAAGATGGTTTTGCTTTTGATATGCAATCAGCATTAAGTTTGTTAGCAGAGCTTAGAGAAAAGAAACAACTGATAGAAGAAGAAGTACATGAAACGTTTAAACCTAAATGGGTAGACACAAAAGAGGTCACACCCTACATCAAGAAAGATGGCAATCTATCTAAGCGTGGTATGACTGATGAAGAATATCAACGTTGTTTAGATACCAACAACTTCAATCCTTTTATGCGACAAACTTTACAAGAGTTTAATCTTGGTTCTCGTAAACAGATTGGAGAATATCTTATAGACTTTGGTTGGAAGCCAGATAGATTTACACCTACTGGTCAACCTATTGTAGATGAAAAAACATTATCTAAGATAACCCATATCCATGAAGCAAAACTTATAGCAGATTTTTTATTACTGCAAAAGCGTATAGCTCAGATTGATTCGTGGGTAGAAGCTGTCAAGGATGATGGTAGAATACACGGTTTTGTTATTCCCAACGGTACTATCACCGGAAGAATGACACATAGAAATCCTAATGTTGCACAAGTTCCCTCTGTTCATAGTCCTTATGGTAAAGAATGTCGAGCCTGTTGGACTGTACCAGAAGGACATAAGCTTGTAGGTGTAGATGCAAGTGGATTAGAGCTACGCATGTTAGCACATTACATGGATGATAAGGAGTACATAAATGAAATTATTAATGGAGACATTCACACGACTAACAAAAACTTTGCTGGACTTAAATCAAGAGATCAGGCTAAAACTTTCATCTACGCACTCGTTTACGGAGCAGGAGATGAGAAGATTGGAAGCATCATTAAAGGAAGCAGAGCAGAAGGTAAGAAGTTGCGAGAACGCTTTCTTAGTAGTCTCCCAACATACAAGTCTCTTAAGGAACGAGTTGACAGAGCAGCTTCAAAAAATTACCTCAAAGGATTAGATGGTAGGAAGCTATACATAAGAAACAAACACTCAGCTTTGAACACACTACTTCAAGGAGCAGGTGCAATCTTAATGAAGAAAGCATTAGTCAACTTAGATAGTTTGTTAAGACTTAATACAATTGATTATAGATTTGTTGCTAACATCCACGATGAATGGCAGATAGAAGTCAAAGAATCTCAAGCAGATTTTGTTGGAGAGTTAGCAGTAAAAAGTATTATAGAAGCAGGTGAACATTTTAATCTACGCTGTCCAATGGATGGCGAATATAAAGTAGGAGGTAATTGGAGTGACACTCACTAGTGATGAATACAGAAAATATCTTCGTGATAATAGATACAGACGGATTAATAAATATAAACTTAGTAAAGGATGTATAGATTGTGGTTACAATAAACATCCAAAAGCACTTTGCTTTGACCATAAAGTAAGAGAAGATAAAACAATATTATTAGATGCTGCTAAAAGTGGAGCCAATATGAGCACTTTAGTATGTCGTATTACCCCTACTGATAAAATAAAAAATAGACAGTATATTAAAGATTTGTTTAATGAAATAAGAAAGTGTGAAGTACGTTGTCAAAACTGTCACAGTATTAAAACATGGGAAGAACGAGATTACATGCCACACGTTAGAAAAAATAAAACTATTATACAGGAGGTAGCTAATGCCAAACAAGGCGAATTTAATTTCTAAAAATAAAACAAAAACCCTTGACACATTAGTCGAAGATATATATAATAAGATAGGTGTACTTGCTGATGGTGAGCACATTGATCTAGACCCAGACAGCATTGAACAGTTTGGTGAGTCTATGAAAGAGATACTTTACAAGTGGTCTCATCCTGAACCAAGAGGTGATGCAACCTTACGTATGTCTAACATAGGTAGGAAGTCACGACAACTTTGGTTTGATATGAAGTCAGAAGGTACTCCGGAGAGGATGCCACCTTCTTTATTCATTAAGTTTTTATATGGACATTTACTTGAAGAGATAGTTATATTTCTGATCAAGCTATCTGGACATGATGTTACCGATGAACAAAAAGAAATCAAAGTATCTGGTATCAAAGGACACATGGATTGTGTTATTGATGGTGAGGTAGTAGATATCAAGACAGCTTCTGGTTATGCCTTTAAGAAGTTTAAAGATGGTACACTAGCAGAGAATGATATGTTTGGATATATGGCTCAACTTGCTGGGTATGAACAAGCACAGGGCACAGACAAAGGTGGTTTCCTTGCTCTTAATAAAGAGTCAGGTGAGTTAGCTTTGTATAGACCTGATAACTTTGACAAGCCTAATATCAAGAAGAAGATCACTGATATAAAGAAAGCTGTTAAGTTAGCAACACCACCAGAACTATGTTATAGTCCTGTTCCCGATGGTAAGTCTGGTAACATGCAGCTACCTAGAGAGTGTACTTATTGCCGACACAAGTTTGAATGCCATAAAGATTCTAACGAGGGTAAAGGTTTACGTGTATTTAAATATTCAAATGGATATAGGTACTTAACAAAGTCACCTAAAATCCCTAACGTTATAGAGGTAACAGATGCGTTCAACAAAAGCCAAACAACTTAGACGAAGAGCAGAAGACCTACTCATTGAGTGGTTAAGAACTATGGTTCCAGATGGAGAGGATACATCGAAGATTAATAGAAAGAATCTTAATGAGTTCTTGCCAGAACAGACTCACATCTTTGCTAACAACAAGTTTCTATTGAGTGCTTATAGTTTAAGGTGGTTTTACAAACAAGTAAAACGTAATCCTAATATGACACTCGGAGACTTAAATGCCTAGAAGAGTACCAAGAAAACCTAGACCTAAAAAAACTAACGTACCAAAAGGATATGATAGTACTTGGGAATATAATATACATCAAACAATTTTACAAGATTGGAAACATCACTGGGATAAGCTTGACTATGTAGTACAGCATACTTACGAGCCAGACTTTGTAAAGACTATTGATGGTAAAATAATATTACTAGAAGCAAAAGGAAGATTCTGGGATTATGCTGAATACAGTAAGTATATATGGATACGAGAATCTTTTACAGAAATGGTAGAAGATTACGAGTTAGTATTCTTATTTCAAAAACCATTTGCTCCTATGCCGGGAGCTAAGATGAGAAAGAACGGAACCAAAAGAACCCATGCTGAATGGGCTGAAACAAATAACTTCAGATGGTACAGTGAAGATACTTTACCTGATGATTGGAGAAACGATGAACTATAAATTTAATGAAGATGAATTAATACAAGAACTAAAGGCTTACATTGATGGTACATATGGTGAGCACTATGCTTCTGATAAGTACCAAGCTACTGATGTTATCATTGACTCAGGACATGGTATGGGTTTTTGTATGGGTAACATTATAAAGTATGCAAAACGTTATGGAAATAAAGATGGACATAACAGAAAAGACTTGCTAAAAATATTACATTATGGTATAATAATGCTTGATATACACGATGATAGAGATAAGTTCTTTAAAACAGGAGAGAGCAAGTGGTAGATGATAAAGTAGGTATCAAGGAATATCTTGGTATAAAGATTAATTATAGCAATGAAAAACTATTAGATAAGTTTAGCCTTGACACACTTAAGGATAGATACTTATGGGAGAATGAAACACATGCACAAGAAGCGTTTGCCAGAGCATCAGTCTTCGGAGCAACCTACAAAGGTCACACAGATTTTGAGTTGGCTCAAAGACTTTATCACTACAGTTCCTCTTGTTGGTTCATGTTTAGCACTCCTATACTTAGTAACGGGGGAACAAGTCGTGGTCTTCCTATTAGCTGTTTCCTCAATTATGTACCTGATAGCAGGGATGGTTTATCTGCTCACTATGACGAGAATATTTGGTTGGCAAGTTCGGGTGGAGGTATTGGTGGATTTTGGGGAGATATTAGGAGTAATGGTATTTCTACTACTCACGGTAGTAAGTCTACTGGTTCAATCCCTTTCATGCATGTTGTAGATTCTCAGATGTTAGCCTTCAATCAAGGCACAACAAGACGTGGTTCTTATGCTGCTTACATGGACATATCTCATCCGGAGATTGAAGAGTTCATTAACATGCGTAAAGAATCTGGTGGTGATATCAACAGGAAAAATCTTAATCTTCATAACGGTATCAACCTTACCAATGAGTTTCTTAAAGCTGTACAAGAAGATGCAGACTTTAGATTGATTGACCCTAAGACTCACGAGCCTACAAAGATTGTAAATGCTAGAGACTTGTGGTGGCAGATCATCAATGCAAGAGCAGAGACAGGTGAGCCATACATGATTAATATAGACACATGTAACGAAGCATTGCCTAAAGAACAAAAAGATTTAGGATTAGAAATCAAACAGAGCAATCTATGTTCTGAGATTACTTTACCTACGAATGAAGAACGAACAGCAGTGTGTTGTTTATCTTCTGTAAACTTAGAATACTTTGATGAATGGAGTGAGAACCCTATGTTTATAGATGATTTAATAACCATGCTTGACAACGTTCTTCAACATTACATTGATAACGCTGTTGACACAGATAATTTAGGAGAATATAATGCAAATTTTAAAAGGTTTCAAAAACATATTAAGCCGGGCAAAGAAGGGTTTCTTAAATCTGCCTACTCAGCTTATCGAGAAAGGTCGTTGGGTTTGGGTGCGATGGGATTCCATTCGTATCTCCAATCACGCAGCATTCCTTTTGAGGGTATCTTCGCTACGGGCTTTAATTACAAAGCATTTAAACACATTAAGAGACATTCGCTTAGAGCAACTGAACGACTTGCTGATGAACGTGGTGAGTCACCTGATGTCAGTGGTAGTGGTAGGCGTAATGCTCATCTACTCGCTGTTGCTCCTAATGCTTCTTCTAGTATCATATGTGGTGGGACATCTCCTTCGATTGAGCCATACAGGGCTAATGTTTATACGCACAAAACTCTCTCAGGCTCGTTCCAAGTTAAGAACAAATACCTAGAAGAAATTCTAAAGGATAAAGGATTAAAGAAAGATGAGCTTACTGCTTTATGGAAAGACATTGCAGGTAACGAGGGTTCAGTACAGCACCTTGATATTCTTACAGATGATGAAAAAGAAATATTCAAGACTGCTAATGAGATAGATCAGATATGGATTATAGAACACGCTGCTAAACGACAAGAGTTTATTTGTCAAGCACAATCAGTTAATCTTTTCTTTACTATACCTACAGCTACAGAGCCACAAGAAGTACACGATGAGTATATGCAGTATGTTAATGATGTGCATTGGTATGGGATGAACAAACTTAAATCTTTGTAT